CTCGCCAGCACCGCAGGCGGTTGAGAGCAGTCACAGTACCTTGCCGGACTCCGGATGGGTTCGGAGTCTTGCATGGCGGAGCGGTCGCCTTTGGGTTGGCGTCGCGCCCGGGCGTCGGCTGCATCCGCTTGGTGTGGCGGAGCGGCCTGCCTACTTGCTCATGGCCTGCTCGACGTGGTGGTTTAGTCGTGCAATCATTCCCTCCTCGATCCGCTTCTGGATGTCCTCGGCCACCTTTTCGTTGGTGATCATTTGAGGAATGGAGACGGACTTGATGGAGGTGATCGGCGTGCGGCTTTCTCCAGTCCTTTGGAATGGAATGAAGCCCTCGCCTTTATTGGTTCCCAGGAACGCTCCGCTCGGCAGGTTCTTGGCCTTGCCTTTGTGGATCTCCACGTTTATCTGGTAAGCCTTTATCGGATAGACCGGAGCCACTTCGCCGGTGAAGCCCTCGACATTCTCGCCCGGGATCAGGCGCTTGTCCTTTTCCCTTGCAGCCTTTGGCTTCTTTGGTTTCATTTTGAAGTGGAGCGGAGTGAGTAGCCGTCCTTTGTATTCCAGGCCGATGTTGTCAACCATGGTACCGCTGACTTTGATGGAGCCGATCTTCTTGGCTCCGACCATGGCACCCTTGACCTCTGACTTCTTGATTGTGTACTCGTCAGAGACTGCCTGGCTGATCCATCCGGGTGCACGGCTTTTGAAGTCGGACACTGTTCTGCTGATCGCTTTCTCCGCGTCCTTGTTCATCGCCCGGAGGTCGCTGCATAGCTTGGCGTAGTTCTTGATTGAGATCTGCATACCCTCAGCCATGGCGTGCCTCCTTTCGCAAACAAAAACAGCAGGACGGGGTTGCCTGCTGTTTTGTCCGGTTTGTTTTCCCGGTTCTTATTCAGTCTGATAATAACACGCGTTCTACTTCCGTGCGCTTCCGATTTCTACCGATTACTTCCGATTACTTCCAAAAACTCCCACATTAACCGACTAAAACCGTTGGGTTTATTGGCTTTTCTTGGGTTTGGTTTTTTCGGTTTTTTCTGTCTCAGATATATAAATCTTTGCGAGTGAGACGAGAGCGGAGCCGTGGAGCTTGTACGTGCGCTGCTGGTATGCCCTGGCCGCTGTCTTGTAGTCGGGTTCGCGGTGGAAGATGGCGCGAGTGATGTCCGTCCAGCCCATGCCGTCAAAGTATTTCATGCGCACAACTGCACGCTCGTCGGCTTTCGGGATCTTCCGGATGAGATGGTCGAGAGCTCTGCGCTCGTTCTCCATGAGGCGCAGGTCGTCGCCGATCTCTTTTTCCAGCTCCATGACCTCCGCCACGTAGTTGGTCATCTTGTCTTTGTCACCGCCTCCGCCTCCAGGTATTGGCTCGAAGCTCGGGCTCTTGTATTCCATGGAAGCCCTGAGCCTCTCCAGGCGCTCGAGCTGTATCTCGTGGTCTCTGCGCATCTCTGCGTATGCCTGGAGGCGTTCTTTGATCGCGTCCGTTTTCTTGGTCATCAGCTACACCTCCCCGTTGTTTGTTTCCACGCCTGCTGCCCCTGCTGCCAAAATAGGAGCCCATACCTCACGGGCTTGCTCTTTTCCTTTGCGGATCAGATGCAGGTCAGTGTCACCGGTGAGCTGCACGTAGCGGCGGACGATGGTGTCCGTGTAGCCCGGTGTCAGTTCCATGATGTACGCCTGCTGCCCCTGCTTCTCAGCTGCTGCAAGACTGGTACCGCTGCCGCCAAAGGGATCATAAACTCCGTGGGCGAAGTCGGTATTATCGAGAAGCTGCTCAAACAATTCAAGCGGCTTCTGGGTTGGGTGGAGTTCATTGCCGGATCGGTTGCACCTCAGCACATTACCGTATCCTTTGTGGCCGTCGAAGTGGGTGGAGGCGCGTGCCGCAAACATACAGAGTTCGTGCTGACTTCTCCATCCGAGTCCCATGCCCGGCGTTTGCTTATCCCAGACAATCATCGACTTGACGCCGAAGCTGGCACCCTCAACGAGATCGAAGAGATAAAGCCACATTCGCCAGTCTGTAAACAGATAGGCGAAGAGACAAGGGATGTCTGTCAGCGCTTTACTGATCAGGTTCTGATAGCCTCTTGTACTTAATATGTCGTTGGCAATCATCGGCTGCGGCTTTCCTTTTCTGTCCGTGCCGATGCTTCCGGTGCTCTTTTGAGCTTCCTTTTGACCGCCTGAGCAGTATGGTGGATCTGTGAGCAGGATCTCCGGCTCGGCTCCATCCAGGAGCATGGCTTTGTCCTCCGGCTTTGTACAGTCACCACAAAGGACGCGGTGCTTTCCGAGGATCCACAAGTCACCGTACTGAGTTACTGGAGCGGCAGCAGGTTCCTCATTGAAGTCGTCGCCCTTGTCGTTGTCGAGCTCCTCGTGTACGGATTCCGCCAGCTGGTTGATGATCTGCTCGATCTCTGTCTCTTTGTAGCCGGTCTGGTCCAGGTCAATCTCTCCGGTGTCGATTTCCGCGAAGATGTCGGCCAGCATCTTGTTGTCAACCTCTGCCAGCTCGGCGATGCGGTTGTCGGCTATGAGGTCGGCATATTCCTCCGCCTCTGATGCGTAGTCCTGATAGTCAACCGGCACCTGGTCGAGACCTGCCAGCTGTGCAGCCATGAGACGGCCGTGCCCCTTTACGATGTAGCCGGAGCGATTGGAGACCGTGATCGGCTGACGCCAGCCCGATGACTTGATGATCTTGGCCAGCATCTTGATCTGGTCGTCCGGGTGCTTGTTTGGGTTTGCTGGGTTCGGTACCAGCTTTACCGTGTCCACGATCTTGTCGTGTGCACAATAAACCGGCACACCGGCAGCAGTCCCTTTTTGCTTTGGTTCTGCTTTGGTTTCCTTTGGTTCTTTTGGCATAATATGTCCCCCGTTTCTTGTTGATTTTGGTGCTTTTTCTACCATTCGAGCAGCTTGCCGCACCAGTGGCAATGCTCGTTGTTTGCGCTTATCCTCCGGCAGCAGGACGGGCAGTAGAAGATCCCACCGCCTCGTCTTGTAGGCTCCGCCGCCGTTTCATATTGATCCACCAGCCTGGCAGTCATTTCCACCGCGCCGGTGTAGTCGTATATAATATCCGCCGCCTCCTCGACCGTTTTCTGATCCTCTCCGGAGAGAGTAGAGGCGATGCGTGCAAGGTCGTCGCAGAGCTGTCGGTATTTCTTGTCCTGCTGCCCCTGCTGCATCTTTGTCCTCTTACCCATGGCCGTGCTCCTTTCGGATGCGTTTGAGATCCTCGGCGGTTCCTCCTGCTGCACCTTGAAGCGCACACTTGGTGCAGGCGTATCGTCCGCCCTCCCGGATCAGTGCCACCGCGATGGTGGAGAGCCAGATCCCGGCACCGCACTCAGGGCACTCAGAGAGCTCCCAGTCGTGGTGCTTGTCCTTTACCTTGTCCCAGGTACCCACATTGGAGACCAGAGGGCAGCAGGCGACGTCTCCGGGATTCATCCGGCCGGATGGGTTCGGCGTTATTTTGAAGTAGGCTCCTTGTCTTTTCTCTTTCCCCATGGTTTGCCTCCTGATGGTTCAATGATGCACTTCTCACCGTCCTTGGTCTCTACGACCGCGCCTTTTCTTGCGTATATGATCGCCACCGGCTCACCGAAGTATATGCCAGCCCAGTGCTCGAGCTTCTTGGAGAGCTTGCGCATCTTCTTGTCTGCGACTTCTTTCATTGCCTTGCGGAAGCCGTCAAACTCCTCGTCTGTTATCATGTCTTTCCTCCTCTTTCTAATAACCGACCGCTTTCTTTGGGTTTTGTTCGGTTTCTTTCGGTTCAATGCTCAGGCGGATGGTCTCCGTCCTGGTGATGCTCATTTCCGGCGGAAGCTGTCCGCGTTCGGGCAGGTCGCCCAGTGTGGCACGTATCCCCGTTTGTTGCTCTGATGGACTTCGACCAGGTTGCAGGAGATCACGTCCCCGGCAGCGGTCACAATCTTTTGAGGTCCTCCCGGTGATTCGACATAGCTCTGCGGCTTGGCATCGCATGGCATCAACTTCCCGGCGCGGGTTTTGATCCATAATATCGGAGCCCCGCAGGCTTTGCAGGTTGCTTGTCCCATCAGTCACCCTCCTTTTTGTCGTTATCCTTACGGCTGCTGCCGTTGCCGCCTTTATTGATGACGCTCAAGAGCACCAGTGTGGCGCAGATGATCAATGTGATGCAGATGGCTGTTGCGTTCATATTGTTACCTCCATTTCTTGCTCCGTCCGGAGCATCTTCTTGAATGATGTATATGCTGGCGGTGTAAACTCACCGCGCTCCTCCCATGCTTTGTATGCACCGTTGACCAGGCACTCCATGGCGTAGGTCTCAGCGCCTCCCCATGCTTTGAAGTCCCAGCCGTAGCCCTTGACGTGCTCGATGATCGCGTCGAGCAGGATCCCGTCGCCTGCTGCCTCGATGACTTTCCTGGCGATGGGCGCCCACTCATGGAGCGGCAGGAGTCCGATCTTGGTCTTGAAGTGATCCTCTCCGGCGTAGATCTTGCGCCATGAGCCGTTCGGGTTCTGGACTTGGCTCACTACGTGGGAGACATAATGCCGGACGCCCGGCTTGATGTCCTCGTATGTCAGCCCGGTGGTGTCAATCGTTAGATCCTGCTGCATCCTCGTCCTCCTCTCCGTAGGTGATCTCGATGCCCTCCAGCATCTTGACCACTCCGCTCATAAAATCCACACGGCAGCTCTCAAGCTCGTCCTGGCGGATGTACTTGCGCCCGTAGATCTCTTTCATGTCTCGGAACGTCTTCCAGGGGATCCGGTAGAAGTCCTGGAGCCCGAAGCTCACCAGCACAAAGGTGACAGCTCCGAGCTTGTGATGTCTGGCCAGTGCCTCCACCTGCTCCTCGGTGAGCCGGTCGTATGTGATCCGGTCGCCGTCCGTGTGCTTTGCCTCAAAGACGACCGAGCGGCCGCCTGTGAGGGTGCCCTTGAAGTCCGGCTGTCCCTGCTTGGTGTAGCAAGCTAAAAACTGGCCCTGTTGGTTTGGCTTCCGGAGTGGTCGCATCGGTTCCGGCGTCTTTTCAATAAATGCCACGCCCATGGATTCGTACCACGCGAGGCTTGAGCTGATCAGGTTCTCAAAGTGCTCACCTGCTGCACGCGAGCGCCTGCCCCTCATGGCTCTTTCGTATCTCTCGACACTTTCCACCGCCTCGGTGGCTGTTGGATCTGGGTATCCCTCCTGGTTCTTTCCGGCTGTCATGTTGCGCTCCTCATAAAGCCCGGAGTGGCAGCAGGATCAAATTGCTTTTGAAACTGTGCCATGATCTCGTCCATTGCAGCAGGATGGGCCTCTCTTAAAAGCGGAGCGGCAGCAGGCGTGCCAGCTTCCACGGCAGCAGGCAGAAGATCCGGGAGCTCTTTGAATACCTCTGCGGCGTCCATGATCGGGATGTTGTGCTCCTTGGCATATTTCAGCTCCCTGCGCATCCCGGCGCTCGGGTTCTGCATATAAAAAACGAGCATCCCGTCGCATCGGCTGAGGAGTTCGATGCCTGCATCCATGCCGAGCGCTCTCTGTGCCTCGTTTGTATCATCCAAAAACTGGGTGAAGTACACGTGCGGAGCGATTGGTATGTAGTCGGGCAGTGTCAGCATGACCAGCTGGCAATATTCCTGAGCCATTGTGATGTTGTGCTCGTAGTTTCCGTCGTTACCTCTGCAAGGTGAACAGATATAAAGCAGTTTTTTCATTCTGTCTTTTTCCTCCCTTTTCGTTGTTTCTTTCGCCTTTGGCCTGCTGCCGTTGTTGCGATCATCAGGTCGGCCATGGCGTTGGCCACTTCTCCGGTCTCGATGTCGCTGCCATGTAAGTGGTGGCGATTCTTGACCGCGTGCTGTGCTTTGGTCTCCAGGAGCAGGTTGCTGATGTCATAGTTGAGCGTGTTGCCGTCTGCAAAGGTCACCATGCAGCCGTCCGGGATCGGTCCGTTGTGGCGTTCCCATTCGAGCTGATGCTTTAACCTCCAGCGGTTCGGCTCTGCAACCTTTTCCCAGTAATATGGGTGAGAGTGCGGCTTGTTCTTTGTTGCCTGCCTGAGCCTCACGGTTCCGATCGGTGTGCCTCCGTTGTGTGGTACCTGACCTTTTTGGAAGCGTGTCGCCTTGGTTCTCTCAATAGCCTCGGCACTCATGAAGTCGGTCTGCTTGAGTCCTTTGTTCCAGGACTGCTGCCCTTTGACAAAATAACCGGTGCGACCGCTGTCGAGCTTGTTCCTTGCGTAGTATGCTTTGACCTGTTCCTTTGTGAAGCTGGTGCCGAAGTGCTCGTTCAAGAGGTCAGCCATCGCCTGGTGTCCGGTTCCTTTATAGTTGGCCAGTATGAAAGCATCCTGCTCCGGTGTTGTAAGTCTTTGCGCGTCTATTTTCTTTCCGGCTCTGCCGTAGTGGATCCCGTGGTTGTGAGTGTAGGCTTTCAGCTGCGCCGGTGTAATGTCTATGCCGAGATCTTCCCGGATCTTTGGCGCCAGCTGTTTGATGGTGAGAGTCTTGAAGTGTTCGCGGACGTATTTCTCAAGCTCTGGTGGGTATATTTTACGGGGCATCGTCCGTCACCCCCCCACTTTTCCAGATTCGTCAACCACCACATCCGTCCCGATCAGCATTTGCTTTGCGGATTCCGGTGTGACTTCGAGACCGAGCTCCTCGGTGGCATACTTTAGCGCGTCCAGCTGCGTCTTGTGGATCTCGACGATGGTCTTGGCGCTCTCAGTGATTGCCTTGCTGCGCTTAATCGCCTTTTCCAGCCCCTCATCATCCAGCTCGTCATCGTTTACCCTCTCGATCTGCTCGAAAAGGTAGTTTTTCAGGTCTGTCATTGAGTTCTGCATGGTTTTCCTCCTTGGTTTTCTTGTGTGGGCTCCTGGACTGCTGCACCAGCGCACAAAATAGTGCGCCGGAGCTCGTCCGTGGTTTATTCCTTTGGCTTTTCTCTGTCGAGCTGTTTCCAGCTCTTTGGCTTCGGGCACTCCTCCAGCGGATGCCCTTTGCCGTCCGTTTTATAGTTGAGAGTGCAGCCGTGAGCTTCTCCGCTCATTGGATGCCCGCCGGTTTCTGCTGCATAGCAGCCTTTGCAGGTTTTATTCATGGCCGCCCTCCTTTATTCATCGTCACCGTCATCGGTGTCGTCGTCATCGTAGTCATCCTCAGGGTGGTCATCCGGATCCCTTTTCTCGTAGAGTTCGTGGGTTCCGTCTGTGATCTGCCTGAGCTCGTCGTCTGACCATCCGAAGCCGTAAAGCTCAAGAGCTCCGACCATGGCCGCCATCTTTTCAATGCTTTCTTCTTTGGCGGTGCAGTCATATTTTGCCAGCTCGATGCGTCCGAGCTCACTCTTGAACATGATCAGCATCTGCTGGTCAATAGGCAGGCCCTTGAAAAGGTCTGCAGCTGCTTTTTTCTCGTCTGCTTTGAGGTTCCACTTGTCTTTGCCGGTGATATAGCTCAAGCCATCGCCCAGGCTGATGTAGGTGTCAAAGGTGACGAGAGCGGACCATACTGCCGGGACGGATTCCTCCGGCTTAATGGGATCCACGCGGCCGTCGATGATATTCTTGATAAAGTCAAGGATCTCGGCGCCTGCTGCCTTTGTGAGGCTCTTGATCTGCTTGCGCTTTTTCTCTTTTTCTTTCTGTTCTTTCTCCCAGGGTGAGAGCTGCTTCTCCACGTCCTTGGCTTTCTTCTTTGCCCGGCAGATCTTGAGACCTCTCCAGCTTTCGCACCAGTAGAGCTCGTCACCGTCTGCCACGCCCTCGATGCGGAGACGCTTGCCCGGTTCTTCGTCCAGGTCGATCTCTTTCAAGGTCTCAAACTTGGTGCCGTAGTCGTTGCGGGCGTCCGGGTTTTCTGTGATGCCTCTGGCGTCCAGCATTTCAAGCCATACCTTGGCGTGCTCGGCCCTTTTTTCAGCTCTTACTTCCTGCAAAGCTCTCCGGACGAGATCCTGGGAGCTTGTCGCTTCCTTGAGCACTTTGTTCCTGGTCTTGATGTTCTTGATCTTCTCCAGTTCGTAGTAGTCCTTGAGGGAAAGCTGGAAGCTGTCGTCTTTTTCCTTTTCCCGGATGACCTTGCTGTCGAGCTTTGCGATGTTGAGGCGGTGCTGGATGGTTGTGTGGCCGAAGCCGGTCTTTTTCTCGATGGTCTCGATGGTTTCGCCCAGGTCGAGCATCAGCTGGAAGCCCTGCGCCTGTTCCCAGATTGTGAGATCATTGCGCTGCATATTCTCCTCGAGCATGATGCCGAGCTGTGTCTTGAATGGGATCCGGGTGAGGATCCTGCAAGGGAGCTGCTTGATGCCTGCCATCCTTGCCGCTTCGAGTCGGCGGTTGCCGATCAGTACAAAGTAGCGGTGCTCACCCTTTGAGCCGTTCGGGTTCTCTTCAAAAGGTTCCACCGGCACGTCCGCGTTGTAGTCCATGTCTTTGCCGACCATGATGATGACGGTCAGATTCTGCATGACGCCGTTCTTTTTCATGGACTCCACCAGCTCAGTGAGATCTCCGAGGTCTTTTCTCGGGTTCTCCGGGTGATGCTCCAGCTGGTCGGTGTTGATCATGACGATCTTGCTGCTCTGGTATTCCACCGCGGCGGTCGTTTCTTCCGCGACTGCTGCTGGTTCCTGGTTCTTCTTAGGTCTTGCCATTTTGTTTCCTCCTTGTGATTGTGTGGGCTCCTGTGATGCCGTAGGGCATTGTCAGTACAATGTCCCACGGCGGTGCTTTTCTTTTATGCGATGATTGTGATCTGCTCACGGTTCGGGATGTCTTTCAAAGCCTCCTCGAGGTAGTTCTTGACGTTAGCCACTGCCTCAGCTTTCCAGATTCCGCCGTCTGCTGCCACGAGCTTGAAAGTCGGAGCGCTTCCCTCGTTCTTGCGGATGCGGAAAATGAAGTCGCTCGCAGGCTGATCCACCTCCAAAAAGGTGCGGTACGGTGTCAAGTTGACCGGGTTCGGCACGATGGCGTTGTCTTTATGAGCGACGCCGCTCTTGATCACCACCTGCTGAGTCACTCCGTCGTCACTGTATTGCTCGTTCTGCTGGTCTGTGATATTGGCCGCCACCGTTGCGACAGCTGTGCGATCATCCGACTCCTTGAAGCAGCTCTGCAGAGAGATCAGGAAGCGCTCCTGGTCATATTCGTGACCAAAATCAAAAGAGGGCAGGAGAGCTCTGACTGTGAAAAGCGTCTCGCGCTTTCTCTCCTTTGTGAGTCCGGAAAACAGTCTCACCGTGGTCTCGTCCTCGACCTGGATGATCATGCTCTCGCGGAGCTCGTCCCTCTTTTGCTTGATGTAGTCCACCAGAGCGGTGAGGGTTGTTGCCTCGATGCTTTTCGCCATCGGCTCCTCGTCGTATCTGGTCAGGTTTTTGGTGCAGTAGGTCTTGCCGTTGATTTCTAAAACCTCGGGCTTTTCTGCTTTTGTGGCCAGCTCTGTGATGTAGGCCAGTGCTTCTTTGATCATTTTGTGTCCTCCTTTGCATCCGGTCGCTCGACTGTGACCGTTTTCTCGTTATATGGGTTTGTGTTGCTCACTTTGAAGATCTGACCGCAGTCGTGGCACCGCAGGTGCTCCATGTTCGCGGTCGTTTTTACCATTCCTCCACACTCCGGGCAGGCCGCCCGCCCGTCCGGGTGTAAAAAGACATCGTAGCGCATCAGTTCTCCGCTGCCATCTTGGCCAGTGCATCATAGTTTGGCGGATCTAAGATCTCGCCAGTCTCAGGATCTACGTCAACGCCAGGGATGGGAGCGAGTGCAGCAGCTCCGCGGAGCCTTTTGCCTCTATTTCTCAGGTCGATGGGCGGAGTTGCCGGATCCGGTTCTTCGACCACCTGGGCGTTGATGATTCTGGCGTTATCTTCGCCGATGACTTCCGGGGCGGTCTGCGCCAGTTCCCTGATTGACATCTGCCCCGGTATGTTGCCGTCGTATTCGCTGATCATGACCTCGCCGGTGCGCATATCTGTCCCCATGAGCATCTGTGTCTCAATAGCTTCGGTGCTTGCCAGCTTGGTGGTGACCATGATCTGGGTGTCTACCACCTGGCGGTTCTTGCTTGGTGCAAAAGTCAGGGTGATGTTGATTTTTCGCTTTGTCGTGGGCTCCGTGTTTGGGTTCTGGATGTTTTCACCGACCTGCAGCAGTGCTTCGCTCACCTTTTCGCGAAAAGCACCGTCAGCGAAGTCGTTGAGGTCCATCATCCAGTCCGTGCTTCTGTGTCTCATTCGTTGGACTCCTCCTTTTCTTCGATGCGTTGGACCTCCGGATCCTCCGCGGTTAAATAGTTACCTCTAAGCAATCCGAGCTCAAGGCGCCGGAGCGTCTGCTCGCGATCCTCCCGCTCACGTCTGGCCGCTTCGATTTTCTTGCGACCGTCGCCCGCCAGTTTCTCGGTGATGTCGTCGATGGTATTCCTCACGTTTGCCGTCACCTGCTGCCGCTGGCGTTCTCTTTCAAAGAGTGGGCGGTATATATCCATAAATGCCACGCGATCCAGTCCGGGCTTTCCTCCGGTGATAGCCTGGCGCCTCAGTTCCCTCAGGTTTGACCATCCGACCGCCTTGACGGCCGTTCTGATCAGATCCGGGAGCTTGTCGCTTTCGTCTCCGAAGTCTCCGGAGGTGTAGAGCAGGTCAGTGACTGCAATCCACGCCTCGTCAGGCTGTATCATATCCGGGCATTGTATGGTCCACATGATCTCGCGGATCTCCGCGATGCTTGGCGGCCATTTGTTGGTCTGGATGTGCTTCGCGACTGCCAGCTGCACCAGCTTCGCGTCATCCTCTGCAAAGGTTGCCGCCCAGATCTTTGCCATCCCCTCGACTGCCTGCTCTGATGCAAAGCGGTCGTGGTTAGGGTAGGCCGAGGAAATTGCCGCCAGGACCTGCGCCGTTTCTTTCACTGTCATCAGCTGCATCCTCCTCTCTGTAGATGCGTTCAAGCACTCCCATGGTGTCCACCTTGCGTCCCGCTGCCGGTTTTGATGTTGCAACCATTCCGGCAGGTGTGAGCTCGTCGTCCCAGCGTCCCTGGTTCAACCAGGTGGCAGGGTGTGGTATAAACTGACCGCCATCCTTTTGCCATTGCTGGGAGTTCTTTGCGGCTTCGACAGCTGTCAGGATCTTCTCAAAGAGTTCAGCTGTTGGCTTGATCTTTTTCCAGGACTTGAGGGCTGCTGCCTTGCCGACCTTGCGAGGGTAGATCTTCCAAAACTCGTCGAAGCGTTCCGCCTGCAGGTCTTTTTTCGGTGCATCCACCGCCGCAGGTGGTGAAAGTGTTTTTATTGTCTCTGTATCTGTATCATTATCTGTATCTGTATCATTATCTGTATCTGTATCGGGTTTTTTGGGTTTTTCAAAAAACCGTTCGGTTTCTTGGCTTTCTTTCGGTTTCGGTGGTCGCCCACCTTTGAGACCGTTCTTTCGGTTGGTTTCGCACTTTTTCTCGTACTCCTCGCGGTCTCTGTCGAGCTGCGCCTTTATGAAAGAGTAAGCCATCGCCGCCGCTCCTCTCAGGTATGTGGGCTCTGGTCGCTCCGGATCCTCATGTGCGAAGATGGCCCGGAGTAGTTGTCCGCACTCTGCATCAGTCAGCTGATCGAGGTGCTCGGCGTAGTCCAGATAAAGCAGGAAGCTCTTTTTTGTGGTGTCCTGCATCTTGACCACCTCCTTGTCTTAGTTGAATGGCAGCTCCTCGTCGATGCCGTCCGGGATGTTCATGAAACCGTCGTCTGCCGGTTCTGATCCGCCTGCTGCATCCTGCGGTTTTGAGTCTGCGAAGTAGATATTTTTCGCGATGATCTCGGTCTGGCGGTGTTTCTGTCCGTCCTTTTCCCAGTCGTTGTTGTGCAGGGATCCGGAGACTACCACCTGGCGTCCTTTTTTGAGGTGCTTCTCGCAAAACTCTCCGAGCTTGTCAAAAGCTACAACCGGGAAAAACTCCGCCTTGTTGTTTGGCATATTGACGGCGAGAGTGAAGCGAGAGACCGCTTTTCCCTCTGCTGAGTACCTTGTCTCGGGATCTCTCGTAAGTCTCCCGAGTTCGTTCACTTGATTCATTTTTATCCTCCTTGTGTTATGGTGTGCCCGTTCTTGCCTCGTCCAGCTGTCGGCAGATGCTGTCATACTGGTCGCGCGTCAGATCCGCAGGATCATCGCACTGGTATAGTTGCTTGATCCGCGCCGCACATTGCTCCCGGCTCATTCCGGCGTCCTCGGCTTTTCGGTATAGCCTGCCGATCTGTGCTTCTGTGAGCTTTCGCGGAGCCTGCTGCCCTTGCTGACCGTTTTGGGTTGCGGTCTGCTGTGGTCTTGACTGACTCTGCGGCCGTTCGCTGATGTGTTCAGTGTTGTCGGGATCATCCGCACCCTGATCAATGCCGAGCATCTCGAAAAGGTAGTACTTGAGGCAGTAGGTGAGAGCGCTGCCTTTTGCTTTGTCCGGTCCGCCGTCGTTGGTGCCGATCGCGTGGAGCGTGACAGCTTGACGATCTTCCGGATTGTCTGCATCCACCCAGGTGACCTCGATGTCCGATTCGTACACCCACACCTGGCGGTCGTAGCCGTTGCTGGTGTGCTGCGTATATGCGGAGTAGAAGATCTCGTCGCCGTTTTCGGCGTGCCGGGTGGCTGTTTCGCCTGTTATTTTCAAGTTGACGTGCTGCTCGTTCATGGCGGGTGTCAAAAATCTGTAAATGTCGTCGATGCGGTTGAAGCTATACTTCACGCCATCGCTGCGCTTTTCCTTTGGCAGTGCCGGGATGGCTTTGCGGATCTCTACGAGCTTCTGCTCGAGGTTCAAAGGCTTGGCACCTGCTGCCGGTTTTGTCTCTTTTGCGTCTGGCGGCTTCTTTGCTTCTGCCTTAGTCGCTGACGTCTTGGCCGTGGATTGTGCTGCCATCAGCTGAGCCCTCCTCTCTGAAAAATCTGTGGCCGCCGATCGTCACCACATAGATCTGGGACTCGTGCCAGTTGCTGGTCGTTCTGTCCGGTGCGTAGAAGTATTTGATCGGCTCCGATGCCACCGCCCAGCCAAAGTCGAAGATCGCAGAGACTGCAAGCAGCGACTCTTTTGACGGTTCCGGGCGTCTTTTTGTGTATCGATATTTCTGCACCGCTTCCGTGGGACGTATCCCGTCATCCTCGCAAGCCTGGAGGATGCACTGAGCGACCGCTTCTTTTCCTGCAAAGCACTCAGCTCCGGCCTCAGCTTCGACCACGCTGGCGATTTCCCATCGTTCAGCGTCTGTCAGCTCATAGCGGAGCGTTGTGCCATATTCTGCCGCCCAGGAGCTTGCAAGCTCTTGAAGATCCACCGCTGTTGTTTCTTCTGTGCCTGCTGCCTGGAAGTAGACCATGATGACCTCGGGCTGGATCGGTTCAGCTTCCTCCTCCAGCTCCGGAGAGCTTGAGAACGGCGCCGCGTCCGATGTGATCACAACCGGGTGCTGTTCATCCTGCGCCTCTTTCGGTCTCTGTCTTGCCACAACAACCGTCACGGCGATGATCACCAGGAGAGCAGAGGCGCCTGCTGCCATGAGCTTGCGGCGGCGGATGATTGCCTTGCGCCTGGATTGCTTTCGTGCTATGATTGTTGTGGACTTCCTCTGAGTTGTGGGCTCCGAGATGTCCTTGGAAGCGTTCGGCTGTGCAGGCCGGGCGCTTTCTTTAACTTCTAAGATCTCTATCATGCTTTCTCCCTCTTTCTTTTTTCCACTTTCTAAACTCTGACGCGATCGCAGGATCCTCGAAAGTTCTGCGCACTGCGTCAAGCAGAGTGACAGCTGCACGATCTGAGACCTGCGCGGGCAAAGCAGTCAGGTCGATATATGGGCGGCTGTGCGGTTTCGTTGTCGTCTGCATGGTTCTCCTCCTTGGTTTTCCGGTCTTTGCTTTCGGTTGCTTCCTGGCAGTCGCATGACTCTCCTGGATCTAAGGCCGCGCCGCAGAACGGGCACGAGTAGTAGTCGCTAAAGTATTTCATTTTCTCCTCCTTTTCGTTTCCGGAGACGCTTCTCAAAAGCGTGCTCCCATTTCTTCCGGACTCTGTACCGTCCGTGTGTGTATTGATGCCACTGTCTTGGTGTGGCCACTGCTTCGAGTTCTCTTTGGTGTTCTAAGTAGGCCGCCAGCTCCGGCACAATGTCGCCGACGCGTTGAGCTATTTGCTGGAGCACCGGTCCGAGCTGTTCAGCCACCTGCTGCATCGCTTTCGCAAAGTTATCCACAACAGTGTGCATAGCTTCGCCGATGTTTGCAGCTGCCTTTTGCAGACTCTCCAGTTGTTCAGGTGTCAGCTCTGGGAGCTCCGGGCTGTTGATCTGGTCCGTGTTGTGTTCATTCATACGAAAGCCTCTTTTTTTGAAAAGTCGTCGAGTGTGAGATCTAAAACGCGGCAGAGGTTGACAAGCTCGTCCGCCTTTAGCTTTCGCGCTCCGTTCAGGGTTCTGCTCAACAGATCAGGAGTCATATTCGCGCGGCGTGCGGCTGTTGCGATCGTCATGCCTCTTTCCTCGATTCTGTCACTTATAACCTTTGTAACGTCACTCATTGAAAAGCCTCCTTTCTTAGTTGATGCGGTCGCCGTATGAGTAGACGACCATGCTGACCTTGTTGGTTTTCTCGTCAAAATATCCATAGTTTTCGATGCCATCGAAGCCAATGATCTCGCGGACGATGTAGCTGATGGTGTTCGTCTCGATTGCGGATCCGCTCGGTCTCCATAAATCCTTGAGCAGCTGGATGATGCCCTGCCTGCCGGTTGCGTAGTTGCTCAGATCAAACTGGAAAGCCTCGAGCGCTTTCATCATCTCCGGATCTTGCCCGTTTGCTTCCTCCAGGATGGCGGTCATCTCGTTCACGCCGATCATGATGTGGTAGATGGTCTTGACCTCCTGCTTTGTTACTGCTGCCATATTTCTGTTGTATGTGTTCATTTTGTGACCTCCTTGGTTTTGTTCTTCTGGGCTCCGTTTCCCATTCTCCGTGGGACATTCGTAATATACACCCACGCCCCGTGGGTTGTCAAGACGTTTTATCTTGTTTTTTCTATTTTCCGTGGGTGTTTTTGTTGTTTTTGTCTGTTTTCTATGCTATATTTTCTTAAAAAAGGAGGTGACCAAAATGAGCGAAAAAAAGAACACCAGGCAGGTTATAGCTGAGACATTGAAGCAAAAGCGCAAGGATGCAAAGATCTCCGTCAAGGATGTCGCTGAATTTCTCGGCGTAAAGCCTAACGCTGTTTATGCGTGGGAGGGCGGCCAAAACCAGCCAGATGCCGAGACGCTTCTCGCTCTTTGCGGTTTGTATCACGTAGACATCAGCGCGTTTTATTCCTCGGAGCCCACACCTGAGCGGAAAACACTGACCGACGACGAGCTTGAGCTTTTGGAGCTCTGGCATAACGCCACGCCGGAGAGCCGCAGCTCTGTCCTTATGGTGCTTCGATGTAATCAGCGCGTGAAAAAAGAAGCGGCAATCTCATAGTCGCGGACTTTTCTTTTTAGGAGGTGCACCATGTCAAAAAATGAGCTTGCGTCTGTTGTTGACGTATTAGAACAGCTACCAGAAGCAGGGCAAAAAGCTCTGCAGACTCTTTTGAAAAATTCACTTTATAAGAAAAAACAAAAGACCGAGCCTGCTGCCGTTGAGCAGCTGGAGGATCTCGGTCTTGTATCTGTGGTTGATGGTTCTGCAGCCTTTTCTCCAGAGCTTGATGCCTGCAAGAAAAAGGTCTACACCTATTTGATGCGAAAGTTCGAGGATCAGCAGTATTATGACGAGGAGATGGAGCCGCACACCATACCGCACGGTGCTCAGATGGTGGCCAGCGTCTCTCTTTCCGGTTCTGAGCTCCGCGTTGAGTTCCCGGATGATGATGTGACCGCCTTGCTTGATGCTCACGGTGTCAACCGTTGCAGGGGGTGGAAGCCGTGAAAAAGAAAAAAGAGGTCGCTGCCGGATCCGTTCCGGCTGTGATCTATGCCAGATATTCAAGCAGCGGCCAGCGTGAGGAGTCCATCGAGGGACAGCTGAGAGACTGCCGTGAGTATGCCAAAAAGAACGGCCTGCTCGTTGTTGGTGAGTATATTGACAAAGCTCTCACCGGCAGGACAGACAAGCGCCCGGACTTCCAGAGGATGCTCAGGGATTCCGAGCGCGGAGCTTTCAAGGTCGTGATCTGCTGGAAGATGGACCGCTTTGCCCGCAACCGGTACGACTCGGCCATGTATAAATACAAACTAAAAAAGAGCGGCGTCCGCCTGGTTTATGCCATGGAGTCCATCCCGGAGGGGCCTGAGGGGATCATCCTCGAGAGTGTCATGGAGGGATATGCTGAGTACTACTCCGAAAACTTGAGCCAGAACGTCAAGCGCGGATATTATGACAGCGCCCTGGAGCTCAAAACGCTCGGGCAGACTGTCCTTGGATATAGAAAAGGTGCCGACGGTCGTTTTGAGATAGATCCAGCCACCGCTCCGGTCGTCCGGAGGATCTTTGAGGAATATGCTGCCGGAGAGCGTGCCAAAGACATCTACGAGAGACTCAACGAGGAGGGGTATCGCACCACCCGTGGTGGAAAATTCAACAAAAACAGCATCCGGAGGATCCTGCAAAATGAAAAATACGTGGGCGTCTATGAGTTCAAAGACATCCGCGTCGAAAATGGGATCCCGGCCATTGTGAGCCGCGAGCTGTTTGAGGAGTGTGGAAAAATGGTAGAAAAACACCACCGTGCGCCTGCTGCAAAGCGCGACGAGTCTTTCCTGCTCACCGCGAAGATCTTCTGCGGAGAGTGTGGCGAGCCGATGACCGGAGACGCTGGTACCAGCAAAAGCGGCGCCGTGCATTATTACTATATTTGCAACGGCAGGCGGCGCCATACGTGCAAAAAGGAGCGCGTGCGAAAGAACGAGATCGAGGAGGCAGTGGTTTCCGAGCTTGTGCAGCTGATTCACTCCGATGATTTTATTGAAAAGGTCGCAGATCTTGCGATGGAATACCAGGAGCGAGAAAAGGACACGAGCGCACTCAAAGCACTCGAAGCCCGTCAAAAAGACATAGAAAAGAAGATCGAGAACGTCCTCAGAGCCATCGAGGACGGCATTGTGACCGCATCCACAAAGACGAGGCTCATGGAGCTGGAAGCCGAGCGGGCTGACATTGAAAAAGGGATAGCCAAAGAGCTGATAGCAACGCCGGAGCTCGACCGCGATCAGATTGTTTTCTTTTTGGAGAGGTTCCGGGATGGTGATGCAAAGGATGAGCGGTACCGGGAGTTCCTGGTTGACACGTTCCTGCAGGCCGTTTTCGTTTACGACGACCGCCTTGTGATCACGCTCAACTATTCCGGCCAAAATAACAAAGTCACGAAGTCACTCGCAGACAAAGCCGCCAGCGGCGAGGGTTCTGGGTGTTCGTGTTTGGCGCCATCCGGCGCACTCAATGGCGCAGATTTGAACACCGCACCGATCCGGATCTTCTGGATCCAAAAGGTGATCGGAGTGGTCGCGCCGTATGATCGAAAGATTCAAGAGCAAAAGAAAAGAGCCAGGGTATAACGCCCTGGCTCTTTTGTTGCTATTCTTTTTCCGGTGTTTTGGTTTCTCTGACCGTCTGCTCGATCTTGGTGTTGAGCCAGAGGTCGAAGTTTCCATACTCCTCGGCGATGATCTTCTGAGTCTCCTCGTCGATCATGTTGCGAGCTTCTGACTTTGCCATCTCGAAAGCCTTGCTCTGTGCTTCCGGCGTAAAGGATCCGGAGCGTTTCAAGCTGTCAACATAGGTCTGCATGACATAAATGACCGACTGCTCGACCGTGTTGATTGCTTCCAGGATGATAGCTCTGAAAGCCTCGTCCTCGACCTGCATCGCCTTGTTTTTCAAGTATGCGGCAGCCCAGCGCAAAGCGTAGGCCATAAGAGGCACCACGACGGCTAAAACGACCGCGAGGATGATTTTTCCCATGAGTTCGTCCATTGTTTCGCCCTCCTTTATACTTTCTTAGCATAATCGAGGCTGATCCATCCAGCGCCGCTCTTGAGCTTGCCCCATCCGGCTTTTGAGCCTTTTCCGCTCTTGACCTCGACGATTGTATAAACTCCGGGCTTGATGACGCCCTTTCTTGCGGTATCAGTTCCTGCGCCTGCTCGGATGTTTAGGTCAGTGATTGAGACTCTGACCTTGAAAGTTCCCGTTGTTGGCGTCGGTGTTACCGCCGGAGAGCCGGATCCTGTGCCGAGTCTCTTGTTGACCTCCTGAGCGATCCAGCCGTGGAGCTTGTAGAGATAGTCGCCAGGGCACGCCTTGGCTGCATAGTCACGGTGCACGGTCATGTTGCAGCCGTTCAAGTGGTTCACGCGGTCGTTTTTGCTCTCTGACCAGACGAGCTTCTTGATGCCGTTGCGCTTGCAGATGTCCTCGACCAGGTTGAGCAGTGAAGCCAGTGCCTTGTCTGATACGTGCCAGCCGGTATTTGCTCCGCCATCGTTTGCCACCTCGATGGTGACGGCTCTCATGTCGTTCGCTCTGTTTGAGGTGCACCAGGAGCGGTCTTTTTCCTCGACATACATGGCAATGCGGCCATCGGATCCGATGCCGTAGTTGCTGGACGCCTGTCTTGAAGTAGGCGCGAACACGTTGCCGCAGGTCTCGACCGTGAGATTGCCGGCCATGCAGTGGATCGTGATCGTGTCGATGGCGTGATTTCTTGGGCTGGTTTTGTTCGGGCTGATTTTGGTGTAGCACACCAGTGAGCTGTTACTCATTGTCCTCGCCTCCTTTTGCATCCTTGAGCTCATCGAGAGCCTCCTCAGGGATCTCGTTTTCGTTTGTTACTTCCTGTAATTTTTCATCCATAGTTTTCGTCCTCCGTTTCTTTGAAGTCCTCCGGGCTGGATGGGCCCGGATCCTGTTCGCTTAGTTCGAGCTTTTTCCTCCATGCGTCGAGCTTGATCTGGTTCTCTGCCTTGGCTTTCCAAAAATAAAAGCCGGTGGCAGCCGAAAGCTCTGCGAAGATGCCGGGGATGATGTACGCCAAAGGCGACGTGTCCCCGGTTCTCCACATAATCACAAAAGAGGATATGACAATCGCGGCAGCGGCAAAAGCCACCACCGTGAGTATCACCTTTGAAAATTCCACTTTTTTCTTCTTTTTCATGGTCGTCCTCCTTACATTCCCAGATGGGTGAAGATAAAGCCGACCACGATGCCGATGATGGTTGTTATAACGTAGCCCACCACCTGGCGCCACATTTTACCGTCGCGGCTTTCGAGTTCTTCGATCTTTTCGCCCTGTCGGGCCTGTTCTTTGACCATGTTCTCGATTGAGACCGCCAGCTTCTCGACGGATGTCGTCAGCTGTCCGATTTCTTTCACCGTCTGTTCAAGATTCTCGATGCGGTGGTTCTGTCTGTTGTTTTCCTCCTCGATCCTGCGCATCGCCTCGTTGTGCAATTCCATTGTTACCGGTTCGCTCATTTTCCCGCCTCCTTTCGTCGTTTATTCCTCCAGCTTTGCGCTGAGGGTTGCAGCAGTCTTTAGACTGTTGGCGATAGGACAGCTTTCAAACTCTTCGACCGTCATGTACTGCATGAGGAGAGAAAACTGCTCGTCGATGATTCCACTCATGAGATGGATCACCTCGGACTGCTGATAGACGAGTTTCTCAAGCCTGCCGATTGTATTCATATCGCCCATGGTCGCCCTCCGTTCTATTCATCCGCAGCGGCAAGCTCCTCCTCGAGCTCGTTGATGCGCTCGCGGTAGCTTTTGCGGAGTTCTTTCATCTCCTCATAGTCTGCGTCAGAGATCTCACCCTCTGAGTGCTTGATTGCCTGGTAGTCCGTGTTGCTCAGGAGCTGCTTGTAGGCGTTGATTTCGCCCTGGATCTCCTGACTCGGTCTTGTTGTTTTCTTTGCCATTTTCTTGTCCTCCTTTTGGATTGGTTATTTGTTGGCCGCCTATCCAGTTTTCAATAAATAGGCGATTAAAAAGAGCGTCCATGCTCTTGACGGTCCGATATGCGTCGCGGTGGCTCATGGATCCGCGCCAGCTGGCGTATGATGTCCGGACGTTCTCAAAAGTAAGTACGCCCGTCTCCAGGAGCTTCGCTTGCTTTTTCAGTTTTCTGCGTTCGCGTGTTATTGCGTCCCTGCAGGGCTTCTTGATGATGTGGCCGCTGTCTGTGATATAAAAGCGGGTTTTCAAGTACGTGAAGCCGTGGCGCAGGTCGCAGATTTTCGTCTTTTTCTCGTTGATTATGATGCCATACCTGGCATATACCTCCCGGAGCTTTTCAAGGCACTCCCTGAGATATTCCACATCCTCGTGGATCAGATAGCTGTCGTCCATATAGGCGCCGTATCCTTTTATCCGGAGCACTTCCTTGGCAAAGTGATCCGACGGGCTCCTGAGTGCGACCGCGTTGATCTGGCTGGTCTCTGATCCGAGACCGAGGCCGATGTCTCCGAAAGCATAAATAAACGACAGCCCGAGAGCTCGGAGCCTGTCGTCATAAAATGCCGCCCGGTAGATCTTTTCGAGAGCTGCATGGTCTGCCTGGCCAAAATAATCACTAAAATCGATCAAAAGGATCCCACCGGTGCGTCCGTGCCTGTGGATGTGTCTCACCAGGTGGATTGTCATGCGATCGAGCGCAAACTGCGTGCCTTTTCCTCTTTGGCTGGCTCCGTTGTCATAGATCAGGGAGTTCGTCAAAACTGGATAGAGGGCGTTCCTGCAGATGCTTTTCTGGACTACTCGCTCAGAAAAATGCACGCTTTTGATGTGCCTGAGCTTTCCGCGTTCCATAAGATCAAAGCAGATAAATCCCTTTCGGATGTCTCTGCCTTTTAACAAGTCCCGGTGTGTCCGGTATATGTTGAGCATCCGCGTGTAGTTGTAACGCTGGACGCTTGCTTTCCAGGCGACGCCGACCTGTGCCTCGTCTGCAGCTTTATTCAACGAGTTGAGAGATGCAACGCGATCAAAGTCATCGTACTCCGACAGCTTTGCCCGGCGCTTTGCATCTCTGGCCGCTTTTCGGCGCAGGTATCGGCGCTCGCGTCGTTCTTCGCTTGTCATTTCTCCGTGTTCCTTTGTTAAATTAAAAAACAGTCACCGGGCACGGCTTAGCGCGTTACTGTAACCGCATAGGATGCAGGCATGAAACAAAAGGCTCTCGCGCTCCCTTTTGCCATGCAAGAAGCGTCCGCCTGCTCTCGTCCCGGTTCTTATTTACGCCTCAAAGGGCGAGGGATGACCGCTCCTTCCACCCACTTGGCACGGCTTTCGGCTCTTTTGGAGCTTACTCGATCTGGCTCTATTGCGTGGGATCAGACGGGCACGCAGATCGCGTTGGACGCGTTGTTGTTGTTGGAGTTCCCGTTGTTGTTGACATTCACGACGTTCGTCGAGTTGCCGGAGTTAGCCGAAGCAGTCCACCAGTTGGCCCGAGCACCACATAACAGCAGTCATCCCGTTGATTTATTTGTTTTTCCCTTTTCCTCCGACCGGTATCACTTTGTCGTTGTCTCTATGGCGCATCGCGAGCCCGATCTCTTTGTCGAGAAGCTCAAGGATGTCGGCCATGGATGCAGACGTTGCGGACGGGATCACGTTCTGCGCTCGTGCCAGCTTCCGGTCGAGTTGTTTGCAGGCTGTGATCGTCATCCTCCAGTAGTCCCGGCGCCTGTCGATGTGTTTTTCATCCGGCCAGGTCTCGTTTGCTGCGATTGCGCAGTCGCTGATCTTGTCAGCTGCTTCCACCAGCGGGACGCCCACGAGTTGCCTCCATCTTTTCGGGATCCGCTTTTCGTTCATGACGTAGAGCGTCACTGCATCCTGGAGACGTGCCGCGACATCCACTGGATCGAAGTGTGTCTGCTTTCTGTTTCTCGCATAGACTCCGCTCATCGTGTACCTCCGGTGTTATGCAGGGGCGCAGAGGCCCCTGCTATTTGTGTATTGCATCGGTCGCTTACGCTTCCATAGTTCGGAAGCAGACGGGCACGCAGAACGCGTTGGACGCGTAGCCGTT